AAACCCAAGGTGCAGTGCAAACCACCCAAAGAACCCAAGAGGCGCACCAGACGATGGATGAATGAGGTCATGACCTATGGTGTGAACGATGCTAAGTGGCGATCTGCCACAGAATGGTGTGCAGATAATGGTATGGAGTTTAAGATTTTAACTGAAGATCATCTAGGGATTTCGTATAAATAGTATTATGGCAAGAGCACCAAGTAAATATATGCAAGCAGTTAAAGATGAAATGAGGGGTCGCCCTCGTTCAACTGCATGGTATAGAGAAAAGATCAAAGAATTGGGTACACCAACCACACTTGACCTCATACGGGATGGTAAGAGGAACAACAAGCCGTTCTATGGTAAATTGAATATGTTCATGTATGACCCAAAGTTCAAGAAGACCCTACCATACTATGACACATTCCCACTGGTACTGCCACTAGAGACATATCCAGACGGGTTTCTTGGTATCAATTTTCACTACCTACCCATTCCACTGAGGATCAAGTTACTTGACCGTTTGGTGGATTTCTCTAACAACACTGCATTTGATGAGTCAACCAGACTTATCGTTGACTACCAGAAGTTAAAGGGTGTTCGACTCATCAGACCAACCATACACAAATACCTTGCTGGACACACCAAGTCACAGTTTCGTAGGATTGATGCAGACGAATTTACGATTGCAACTCTCCTACCTGTGCAGAGGTTTAAGAAGGCAGATGCGTCAGCAGTATGGAAAGATTCGAGGGCAATGATCTAATGGCAACGCTTGCAAGTTTTGTAGAATCAACCGCATTTGGAGTATTAAACAATTTCCTGTCAGAGTTTCACGGTGACAATGGATATGCACTCCCAAGTCGATATGAGGTTATGATTACATCTCCCGGTGCAGGGGATGCTAGGAAGGTTTCTATGAATTGCGAATCAATAGAACTGCCGGGGCGTGCTGTAACGAAAGAAACTAATATCTCGCAATATGGCATTCAGTCAGAACAGGTTAAAGGAATGTCATTTGCAGGCGCAGTCGCAATGTCTTTTTATGCAAGTAGTGATCTTTCAGAAAGAGTATTTTTTGAGAAGTGGCAAGAAGAAATGTGGGATGTCGGTAGATGGGAAGTTGGTTACTACAAGAAATATATCAAGGAGGTTGATATCTATGTTCTTGATCAGCAGAATACTCGACGTTTTGGAATTCGATTATTTGAGGCGTATCCAGAAGCAATTGGGCCGTCATCACTGAGTTCTACCCCTGCCACAGATGTCATACGCATACCTATCACTATGAACTATAGATATTGGCAAACTCTTGACATTAACAACCAACCACCTAATTTTCTAGAGAAGGTTCTTGATACGGTTATTACAGGTGCAGAGAGATCAATAAATGCAAACATACCGAGGGTGTTAAGTAAACTAGGATAATTAAAGGATGAAATATTATGGCATTACCTAAACTAAAGACTAATGAATACACACTAACAGTACCATCGACACAGGAGGAAATTAAATTCAGGCCATTCTTGGTCAGAGAACAAAAGATTCTGATGATCGCTGAAGAATCTGATGATGAAAAACAGATTGCTTCATCAATGGCCAGATTGGTATCCGACTGCACATTTCAATCAGTGGATGCAGCAGAATCTCCAATGTTTGATATAGAATATATTTTTCTACAAATTAGATCAAAGTCTGTTGGTGAACAAGTAGAACTTGAACTTACCTGTCCAGATGATGGTGAAACAAGAGTTAAGGTTCAGATTAATCTGAATGAAATTAACATTCAGATGAATTTAGAACATTCGAAAAGTATTAAACTTACAGACGATATTGTTCTTAATTTTCGATATCCAATGATGAAAGACTTTGAAAAGTTAAACAGCGATGTAGGAGAATTTGAGCAGACGATGCAGATGATTTATAGTTGTATTGAAAGTGTTCAGAGTGGAGAAGAACTTATTCAGAGAATTGATATGACTTATGATGAAATTGTTGAGTTCATCGATTCTTTTAATACAGCTCAACTAGAATCTGTTGTAAAATTTTTCCAGACAATGCCAAAACTGAGACACGTTATTGATATAGTTAACCCAAAGACAAAAAAGAAGAGTGAATTATTGTTGGAGGGCCTGGAAAGTTTTTTAGGATAGCGCTGGCTCACGACAGCGTAGTAAATTACTACAAGACAAACTTTATGATGATGCAACACCATAAATATAGTTTAACTGAGTTAGAAGATATGTTACCGTGGGAGAGAGAAGTATATATTGGATTGTTGATAAAACACCTTGAGGATGAGAAAGCACACCAAGAAAAAGAACTTGCAAGACAAAGGAGTTAATCATATGGGCGAGGAAGAAATCAAGGAAGCAGGTTACCATCCAGCCGATACGAATGGTGATGGTGATGTATCCAAAGATGAACATGATATGTATCTTGAGTTCAAGCGCAAAGAACTTGAAGATGCAGATGCAATGCGTGACGCCCAGCGTAGTATGGCATGGTTCTCACTTGGTGGTATGTTAATGTATCCTGTTATCGTAGTCCTTGCAACAGTTTTCAATATGGATCAGGCAGCAAAGATTCTTGGTGATATGGCAGGTGTGTATTTCATCGCAGTTGCCGGTATTGTCGCAGCGTTCTTTGGCGCACAAGCACTTACGAAAAAGAAATAAGGAATAAGTCATGGCTGATGATCTCACAATTGTAGCATCTCTTTTAAAAGATACTAATAAAAAACTGGATAAACTTCACTCAGACAATGAGCAGAATGACACCAAAGGTGACATAATCAAGGATGCTTTACCAGAAGTCTTGAATGATATTTATCAATCAAATCGGCAAATTGCACAGTGGAAGAAAGAAGTTGAACGAGATAAAAATACCGATAATATAATTAAGAAGAAAGAAGAAACCACACAAAAAATATTAGGTGATATAAAAAAACCTTTAAAAACTCTTGGCCTTGCTATACCAAAATCAGGTTTCAATGCATTTTCTGAAAAAGCAAGTGATATCAGCGCTGAGAAAACTTTACCATCAGATTTAAAGTTAATGGTGCAGGCTCTTAGTCCAAAGGCATTAACACAGGGGTTCAAAGTAGGTCTGGGCACTATGTTTAAGGAACTTGGTGGCGGTATCAAGAAGATCGGCAGTGGAATGAAATCTCTTGCTACCAAGGGGTTGACCGCTGCACAGAGAAAGTCAGAAGAAAAAGAGAAAGATAGTAAAGAAAACAAGAAGGATTCATTCTTAAAAAAGATGTTCGGCAGCACTATAAAACTCCTTGGGGGAATACTTAAAACGGTAACATTAGCAGCTAAAGCTGGATTTATTGCTTTAGCTGGTGCGGGGGCATTATATGCTCTTGCGAAACTAATAGAGAGTCCATCTTGGAAGACGGTAGCAGGAATAATAGAGTATGTTTTAAATAAGTTAGATGATATCTTTACATGGGCGTATAATGTAGGTGGACCACTTGGAGTACTAGGAACTGCACTGGCGGGTTGGTACGGTGCAGGGGGTATACTTACACTTGCTGGTATAGCTCTCAAAGCTCTGGGAAAAAAGTTCCTCGGCAAACTCGGTTTAACGGCAGCAACAAAAGGAGCCGCAACAGCATTGGGATCAAAGGCAACTGGACTTGGTTTGCTCGGAAAATTGGGATTGTTAGGTGCTGCTTTTGCGGTGGCGGGGACCGCTATCTACATCTTAGGCGAAGAGCTGGAGAAATTTAGAAAAAAAGCTGCCGATAAAAGGGCATCAGATAGAGAAAAGGAAACAGCCGCAGCGCTGAAGGCTGCTGATCCGGCCGTGCTGAAGAGTCAGCGAGAAAAAATGGAGATGGAATTAAAGTTGGCGGATCAAAAAAGGACGTCTTTGGCGAGGGACGAGGCGAAAGCCAAAATCGAGGCTGATCTAAAGAGGATAAAGGCGGCGGAAGCAGAAGCTCTAAAGAAAACACAAACGGCGAGGGAAGCGGCAGTATTTGGTGGCACCCCAAAACAAATAAGTGAAAATTTAGCTAAACTATTTAAAGATGCATTCAACTCAACAACTTTCGAGGGGAATGCAAAACAACGAGTTGGGAAAGTGGGAGGCTTGATTGGGGGTATTTCCAAAAGATTATTAACTAGCAAATCTTTTCAAGATTTATCTGATATAGACAAGAAGGGGTTTATAAAGAAGCTTCGAAGTGCAGAATCGGGTGCGTACAATTTGGTCAAAGGTCTTGGCCCAATCTCAAGACAAGTCCTGTTCGGACGAGGAGGTGGAGCTCGACCCGTAGACAAAGGGGAAGAGAAAAAATTCATGTTCCTCATAGCCAACCAACAGAAAGAACTACGTCTCCTTCGTAAGGAGCAAATCGAAAACCCAAGTTCCATACCTAAACTCCAAGAAGCCGTTAAGAAGAACTCATATGAAATCGGATTGTCGCTATTCCCGAATAAAGGTGACGGCGGGAATAATGTCATCGGGTCTGGAAACTCATCGTCAGTTATTCATCAAAACACTATAATACCACCTGTGCAGCCCCTGGCGCTTCGGACGCCGAATGGGCAGGCGGGGTCTTATTCATGGATGTTTTAAAGATTTATAAAAAAGGGGGACGCTGTTTCCAGCACCCCCCAGTTTCTTACTCGTTTGCCAACTTTTCAAAATAGGACATTGTGTCCCCTTCATCATCAGTATCAACAGTTGGTGCTGGAGCAGGTTTCGTATCTACCTTTGGTTCGACCCAAGGTGCATCTTCCATCACCTCTGTGGCCCTACCTACTTTGGTAGTCCCAGAAAGAACCATATCCATACGCTTCTTCAGTTCATCGTAGGACTTGAAGTTAGACTCCCCAGTAAACTCTGATAGAGGATACTGCGTCTTCCAAAGCTCTTCCAGCTTGTCATCATCATCAAACAGAGCAGCTGGTGCTTCGAACTCTGACTTATCATAGTTCCAATAACCGTCTACTGTACGAAGCTTCAACTTGAAGTTCGCACCTTCCCAGAAGTCAAAGGGATTGACAGGAGTTTCATCCTTGAATGCTGGTTGCATTGCTTCCATGCACTTATCAAAGATTTTCTTACCGAAGCGATAGAGCATAACCTTACCCTCGTTCTGAGGATTAGCAGGGTCTTCAACAACATAGATGTTGGCGAAATACTGCAACTTACGCTTCTGACGACGAGCAATCTCCT